TCCCATCCTTCACGCAACTTTGCGGATAGATTACGAGGATCAGCTTGATTCAAGGTTGCAACACGTATCCAGCGATATGCATACCCAGCCTGTTTATCTGGCTCTGGGAGCAATTCAGGTTGCTGCCACTGCATAGGGCGCTCTTGAGTTGCACGAGTATCTACATCACGAGTTTTTCTTACTTCAGCCATTTTGGGCCTCCAATTTAGTTAGTTCACGGGCGTACTGCTCTGGTGTTAATCCTAGCTTTTTGGCTAGCATTACCTGCGTTTTGCTTAGTCTGATCTTTTTCGGAGACGTACTACGCGACGCTGGAGCAACTACCGTGGGACTAGCTTTAGGCTTTACTTTAGCCTCTACTTCTTCGTCGTCGTTTGAGTCCTCGAACGTTTCGGGGAACAATTTACGCATTCTATCGTCAATGCGTTTGTAATACTCATCAGATCCTACAGAAACTCCGCTGCGTACCAGCTTTTCATGTAATCCTAATGCTAAAGACGTCATTTCTTCATCTTGGCCGAACCACACGTTGCGTTTCTGCCAATCTAACGCCTTAGAATCAGGTGAACTGATCTGTTGTTGAGGTATTTGTACCTCAGATTCTACATCTTGTCCAGCATTTTTGTAAACATGTTGATAATTTTCTGCTTTATCCGCTTTTATACGGGCTTGAGTCAGTTTATCTTGAGCTTCTAAGAGGCGATCAGAGTCCCCAGACTCATAAGCAGCCTTATATTCTGATTTTGCAATCTCAAGCTCACGGGTTACTGCCTGTTTTACCGCATCAACATAGACTTCTTCACCGCTAGACAGCTTTTCTTTGAGCTTTTTGTTCTCATCAATCAGCTTTTGTGCAATTCGCAGGGCTTCTTGTTGCTCACGCTGGGTAGCTTCCTTCTCTCTACGCTCATCGTGCCATGCTTTTTTAAGAGCTTTGAGCTTATCTTTGGCAACTTGGGACAATTCCTGCAATTCATCATAATTGTCCTGCTCTAATTCCTGTTTTACCTCTTTTGGTAGGTTCTTTCTGCCCTGATCTTGGATCGGAGTATCATCCTCCATCTCAATTTCTAGGTCAGCTTTTGCCTGTACCTCTGGTTCTGGAGCCTTTGCGGTCTCCTTTTGTTCATCGGGGAACTCAAATTCCACCATTTCTTGGGCGTTATCAGCCATTTACTTCTCCTTTTTCGTTTAATTCAGGTTATGCACGTTTAATACCGCGTGGATCTTGGACTACAGACTCAACGGAATCGTCGTTTATTAATCTGAATTCTTTGCCGTGAATTAACAACCGTGTTCCTGAGTTAGGTCTAACAATCACAAAGTCACCTTTCTTGCACCAGGCGCCAGTCGGGAACCGTGAGGTATCCTTATAGCAATCTGGGCCAAGATCCACTACGAATAGGACTGTTGCCAGCTTCTCTTCGTAATCTATGGTGGCGTCTGCTTTTAGTAAACCGCTCTCATACTCCTCTTCCACATTAGGAATCGCGCAAAGAATGCGATATCCAGATGGTCGGGGAAGTTGTCGCGCTTTCTCCTCTACGGAAGCCTCAAAATTATAGGCTCCTACTACTTCGGGTTTATTAGGGTTAGCCCCAATAAGAATTTCAGTCATCTTGTTCCTCTACATTTCGTTTAAGGTCTGTCGTGTTGAGACGTGCAGTAAGCAGACCTTTGATCTCGCCGCACATCTTTTGGTACTCCGCGTAATCCTTGGCGCCCCCAGAAGCTAATTCCTCCTGTAGGCGCTGGATTTTTTCATCTATTTGTTTGGTTAGATGTTCCAATGCTTTTTCTAGCATAGCTCTCCTCTTTCTTTAAACTTACTGCTTAGGCGTTTCTTTCTTTTGTTGCATAGACTTCATTAGATCGTTGGCTAATTTAGCGCCCTCAATATCTCTTCGGTCTTGTAATTCCACTTTGTCTTTTTGGACTTTTATAGCCGCATTCATACCCGCAATACGCTCTTGGGATTGGATGCGCTCTTCCTCAATCTTGAGCTGATCGGCTTTAGCCGCAGCGTCTGCCATGAGCTTCTTCTGCTTAATTTGTACTTCTTGTGCCTTAAGAGCCAGCTCTTGTTGCTGGATCTGGACTAACGGATCCTGAGCAGCCTGCTGGGCTTGTTGGGCAGCCATTTCATTTTGGTCACGCTGGAGCAACTTATTGGAAGCCGCGGCAGCCAAACGGGCAATCTGTAATTCAACTTCTTCTGGCATGCCTTCGTCTTGCTCTTCTGTATAAGGCACTGGAACACCAATAAGCTCTTCCATTTGCTTGCGGTACTCATAGGCAACGTGCTCATTAATGTGAGCCAGCATTGCGGCTTGCATGGTCTGAGCTTGTGGGTTTTGACCGATCAACATAGCGATCTTGGGATCACGCATGGCATTCATATGAACCGTGATGTGCGCTTGGTGATCTTGGTAGATAAACGCTTTTAAGGGTTTACCCTTAATAACATTCATATTCTCAGATATTGGATCGGTAGGTTTATGGTCTTCCGCCATCGGCACCAGTTTGTTGGCGTTCTTGATTCCCAGAACGTCCAGCATTTGGCGGTGCAGTAACGGAAGGTTGTAAAGTTGGGGAGCTGTCTGAGCTAGTTGTAGCGCGGCTTGATACTGCACTACCTTTTGGCTCATGGTTGCGGCATTAGGATCGGATACTGGAATGACGTTTACTTGGTCATAGTCCGACTTCTTAGCCCGTGGACTACCCTCTACTGGAATGTAGCTGTAATCCTCTGGCGTAAATTCCGCAATGATCTTTTTGAGTAAGCGGAACTCTTGCTTCATGGAGTAATGGATACGGCTTTGTACCGCAGACATTACCTTGAGGGTACGCTCCAAGATAGCAAGGGTTGTCCCTACTGGAGACTGTGAAGACATATCCGAGACTTTGATATCGCCAGCCGAGGCAAAGCGACGTCCTTCGTCTACGATCTTGTCTAACAGTCCAGCCAGTACTAGGCTTGGTTCTTTGTAAGGCAGTGGCATGATGTTGTCTTTCATCGTGCCACTTGGTACGTCTACGTCCCTGAATTCACCAGGCGCAATTGGCGTATCGTCGCCTTTAACTCGCAATCCACGGGTTTTAAATCCACCGGGAAGATTTGACAAAGATCCGGCATCGACCAATTGACGGAGGATTGAAGTTCCCGATTTAGCAAATGCCCCGATAAGATGAATAAGACCAAAACAGTAGAACCCAAAACCGGGTACATAACCGTAGTGAACAAAGTGCTGACGCTTTTTATAAGTTTCGTCATCTGGCTCCCAATTTCTGCGGATAGCTAAAACATGATTGCTACCCTTTTCGATTGTTACCACATAAGGAAGCGCCATGCCCGTAGGCTTGCCGTCCTCATCCGTATGCTCGTAACCTGGTAAGTCTAGGTCAACGTGCATTTCAAGCACTTTATACCGATTATCCGTAGTTGCTCTAAATCCGAGCTTCTCGGCAATCTTCTTTTCTACTTCATCTAAAACGTTGTTTGGCTCACCTAAGTCTATGTCACGGTAGAAGCCAGCTATTTGCAAACGGCGCAAATCGTTTTCAGTCTTGCGCATTACATGGGTGACGCGCTCTGACGATTCAATGCTTGATGCGCCGTATGGTACCACGATATCTTCAGCTGGCACATACATGGCTACCTGACGCTCTAAGCCTGGATCGTAGTAAACCTTCTTAAATGCGTTACCAGCCAAGCCCAATCCCCAAAGTAAGCGCTCATGCTCAGGGCGATATTCATTCATTACATCGGTCAATTGATAGTTCATATCGTTCTTGACCCGCTCTGCCGCGTCTTTTTTCTCAGGCGTTTCTTTACCGATAATCTGGGTTTTTACTGGGCCTTGTGCTGGGAAAGTTTCCATCATGGTTTCTGATTGGAATTTGACTAAGGCTTCCGATAATAGGGGGTGGTAGACACCGCAGGCGCCGGGCCATGGCTCAGTGCGCTCTTCAATCTTTAGACCTAATAACTCTAGTCCATCCACATAGGCTTGGATCCAATCTTTACGGGAGGCAATATCTCCCTCAAAGTCGCCCACTAAATCGCCAGTTAATTCTGCAAGGTCTCCCTCGCTCATGTACTCAGCAAGGTTAGCTCCAAAGTCTTCGTCGGTTTCTGGGGCTTTCTCAATTTCTATCTCTAAGCCATCCATGCCGATTTTTATGGATTCTGGATCCTCAATCTCAATTTCTAGATCAGGTTCTCCAGCTCCTTCTAGTTCCAACATATCTAGAATCCCTTTCGGGGCTTGAGCGATACTCTTGTCAATTGCCATGGTATGTCCTTAGTAGTACGCGGCTTTGCGTTTGAAATACGTTGGTTCATCTTCCTCGTCTGAGGGTAGTCTTACAAATCCACCTTTTCTAAAGCGGAGCAATGCTTGGGTGGATGAGTCCACTAAGTCATCGTGATCCGAATTAGGAAATGCTGCCATCTCTTCTATAACCTCTTCTGCCCACCTTTTGGGTGGCGCCCAGATCTTGCCAGAAGCAAATAAATCTGTTACTGCGTTCAATCTCGCAATCTTATCATTGCCCCTCGTAGGTGTAAACTCTGATACAGGTATGCCCATTCTACGCAATTCAAAGATTAATGGGCTTCCAGCAGCTTTTGCTTCCACGATAAATGCATCTGGCTCCCATTCTTTATAGGTTTCAAACGCCCGCTGTTTTAATTCTGGGAATTCTAACCTCTCTTTAAAGGCATCCAAAAGAATAACATTGGGCTCGCGCTCGTCTTCGTTTAAATAAAAGACGCCCCAAGTCGTGCATGCCGAATAGTCGCTTCGCTCATTTTTAGTAAAGGCGGTATCCCAAGACTGGATAATGAATTCACAGACAGGAGGCTTTTCTCCCTCCCAAATTTGCCACCACTCCCGTTTGACTAGAGCGCCTTCTTCCGATGTCGGCTCTTGCTGATACTGGGCGTTCCACTTGGAAACGGGGAGTTCTTCTTTAAGGGCAGTTAGTTCAGTAAGACTCCAGAACTGCGGCCATAAACAGTTACCTGACGGCAGGATTGCTGGAAAACTAATGACT